TATTTGTATTATGTGTGGTGAACCAGCAACAACAATAAGCGGTGGTGGTTGGTATACACATCGTTGCGAAACCCATAAGGACGCATAGAAATGAGCAAAGTAATGATATCAACAGATTGGCATATCGGGGCGCGAGGTGGCAGTACAATCTTCCGAGATTATTTTACGTGGTATTTTAAAGAAAAATTCTTTCCTTATATGAAAGAAAACAACATCACCACACTATTAATGCTTGGTGATTTTTTTGATAATCGAAACCACTTGTCACTCAGTGATATTGCTTTTGTGAATGAGGTTTTTCTGCCTTTGCTAGAGTCACATAAGTGTACTATGTACACCATTGCTGGTAATCATGATCTGGCATTCAAAAATACAAATGCGGTCACATCTTTGTCTATTATGCAACACAGCAAATATGTACACATTCTAAAAGACAAGGTAGAAGAATTCGAGTTTGATGGTAGTCGGTTTGTATTTGTGCCATGGATCAACGGCAACAACTACGATGAGTTCATGACAGAACTAAACAACATCAAAGACAAAGAAAACACAGTTGTACTTTGCCACGCCGAATTTAATTCATTTCTCATGTACAAGAATTCATCTCGTTGTGAATCTGGAATCGAACCAAGCCTTTTCAAAGAATTTAAAGGTGTGTGGTCTGGTCACTTTCATCACCCGTCAAAAATTGGTAATGTCGAATATCTGGGATCAATGTTTCATCTCAATTGGCAAGATCATAACGACAAGCGCGGGTTCTGGGTGTATGACACAGACACACAAGAAAAGGTTCATATTGAAAACGAGTATAGCTTGTTCACTGAAATTCTCTACGAAGACGATCATGGATTGACAGATGATCAGATCAATGAGTATTGCAACCACCAGTTTGTAAAAGTTGTGATCGATAAAGAATATGATAAAGTCAAGTTTATGGACTTTTTCTCTAAGGTTAACAACGCCAAACCGATTGATGTACAGGTTCAGAATAATTATGCTATACTGAGTGCCAAAGAAATTACCAAAACTGATGCTGCTGAACCAGACGTAAAAGATAAGTCTATTGATACTTACATAGACACATACGTTATGAAGACAGTTTCAGAAGACAAGCGGGCCTCGATTATGAGCAAGTTCAATGATGTAAAGGCTAAAGCATCTGACATGATGGTTAAGGGTGAATAATACATGATCAATTTTAAGTCTATCAGTTACAAAAATTTTCAGTCAGTAGGTAATGCTGGCATGAAAATTGATCTTGACCGTTCGCCAACTACCCTAATCGGTGGGCCAAATGGTGCAGGTAAAAGCAATTTGCTTGAAGCTATCAGCTACGCACTATTCGGAAAGCCACTAAAAAAGGTTAAGCTTGCTGGACTAATCAACAGCATCAATCGAAAGAACATGCAAACTGAATGTGTCTTCACAAAATACGGCGATGAGTACAAAGTAGTTCGTGGTGAAAAGCCAAAGGTCTTTAAGATTTTCAAGAACGGAGAACTGCTAGATCAGAACGCCGCAAGCAAAGATTATCAGGCAACGCTAGAAAACGTCATAGGAATGGATCACAAGCTATTCACACAGGTTTGTTTGCTGAACCGTGAGCGTTACATACCCTTTATGGATATGGGTGCTGCTGACCGCCGTAAGGTGGTAGAGGACATTCTAGACATCAACATTTTTGGATACATGAACAAGATTGTTAAAGGCAATGCAGATTCAATCAAGGCTCAAATTTCTGACCTAGACTATGAACGTGGTTTGTCAGTGACTAAACGTGATGGTGTTGAACGGTTGATTGAGCAGGCCAAGAACAACGTATCTGATCAGGTTGATGGACTGAACCAGCAAATTACTGACAATACAGACAAGATCAAATCCATTGAATCGAAAGATTCTGATCTTGAAGCCAGTCTTAAAAAGTATGAAGGGCTTGATGAAAAATACAAAAAGCTAAAAGATAAGAAGCAAAAGTTCAGTGAGTTCTCTTATAAGTTCACATCAAAGATGACAGAACTGAAAAAGGAGCGGGCTTTCTATGATGATAATGATCAATGCCCGACATGCACACAGCATATTGATGAAGATTTTAAGCAGGCCATTATAACGGGTGTTGATTCTAAGCAGGGGGAAATTACAGAACAAACCACTAAATTGATGGATGAACTGAAAAAGGTTCTGGATAAGATAAAGGAAATATCTGATCAACTAGAAGAGAAGTCACAGATTCAATCTTCTATCAATACCAATCAGTCAGAAATGAATTTTCTTGATCGTGAAAACACAAAGCTTTCTAATCAGATAAAGTCAATCAGTGAAAAGAAAGTAGACGAAGGGCTTGATGATCAGTTTTTAGAACTGGATAAAAAAGTTAATGAGATGGATGTTACCCTGAACGAGTTGATGCTTGAAATGGAAGAGTATGAAGCCATGCGCTCTATGCTTAAAGATGACGGTATTAAGGCGTCTATTGTCGATGATTATGTTGGGTTTATCAACAAGCGCGTAAACGAATATCTGAATCACATGGGATTTTTCATCAATATCACACTGGATGGTAACTTTGAAGAAACTATCAACAGTGTGAATAAGAAAGATTTTACCTATGATAACTTGAGTACCGGTCAGAAAACGAGAATAAATCTTAGCATCCTAATGGTTTTGCTTGAAGTATCTGCAATGAAAAATAGCGCGGTTACTAACTTAATTTTCATTGATGAGCTTCTGGAAAATTTGGATCAGGATGGTGTATCATTGTTTATGAATCTGATCAAAGAGAAAATGAAGCATAAAAATGTTTTTGTTGTAACACAGAGGTTTGGAGAGTTTCAAGATTATTTCAGGTCAGAACTTTTCTTCAAGATTGGTGATGACGGATTCACATCCATGGAAACAGGCGTCTAATGAAAGTAATCATATGCGGATCAAGAAAATTGTTTTTAGAAACGAGCGAGGTTGAACAGGCTGTCATCCTCTCTGGCTTTAAAATCACTGAGTTGGTCTGTGGTTTGGCGAAAGGTGTTGATATGTCTGGTTGGAAATGGGCAGATAAGAAGGGCATTAAAATAGCAGATTTCCCTTACCTTCGCCTATATGGAAAATTCGGTGGTCATATGCGTAATCAACAAATGGTTGACTACGCTGATGCATGGATAGGAATAACGGATGATTCTGTGTTGACAAAAGGAACAAAGGACTGCTATGATCGAGCTTGTAAAGCAAATCTGAAAATGTACCTACACAACACAAATGGGTTAATGACACTATGAAAATTACACAAGAATTGGTTGAAACATACGTTGATCGTGGTCTTGTCAAGAGAAATGTATCGGGTGATTTTACTCTATACTGCTACTCTCAAGAAACATTTTTTGATAAGTCATGGGATGATGTGACAAAATCTTGTCGTGGTCTGGTATTCTATAAGGGCGAGATTGTGAATCATCCATTTCCAAAGATTTTCAATCTGGATGAGGTTGAAGAAACATCACTTGATCATGTAATGAGCTTGATTGCTGGTGGTCAAGAGTACGTTCTTTGTCACAAAGTAAATGGGCATCTGTGTATTGTTGATTACATTGCAGAACTGGACAAGTTTCTGGTTCATACAAAGGGTTCTCTTCAAGACAATGAAATGAGTCAATCTGATAAAGAAATGTTTTTTACCCAACACACTCATATGATAGAAAAGATTCGATCAAATGGTGCGAGTGCTACTTTCATGTTTGAGTCTATTCATGAAGACGACCAACATACACTATACGAACAAGAAGTTTCCCGCTATGGTAGAAGAAACAACTTGGTTTTACTTGGTGGATATCATGAAAATCCACAGAGAAAAGGTCAGTGGAAGTCATTACCGCCATGGTCACTACAAAAATGGGCAGAATATAGTGGAACTCCCTGTGTCGAACACGATGAAGAAAAAGCACTGGATCATGACACAATCAAGCTTATGTTTGATGAGATTGACACAGAAGGCTACGTTATCTGGTTTACCAATCTCGATTTTCGAGTCAAGGTCAAAACCACAGACTACTGGAAAATGCGGTTTCGTAAAGAGTTAACACCAGATACCATTATTGATAAGTTTGTTTCTGGTGGGGACACACGAATCCAAAACCGATACCCAGAAGAGATTGCTGATAAGGCTGTTGAGTTGATAGAAAGATATTTCGATAGGTTTATTGCTGATGCTGGTCTAAGTATCCCTGCAAAAGCTTTTGGATTAGAAAGAAAGAATATTGCTCAAAGTGATTTACTGACAAATATGCAAAAATCTTTGTTATTCAACATCTTAGACGGAAAGAAAATAGTTATTAAAAAATATATGAATAATAAGCAATTTCGACTTGACTTCAAAGCCTATATGAACGATAATGAGTCATACAAGAAAGACATTGCGGATTCACTCATTAAATACATTGAAGAACGAGGATAATATTATGAACGCTGGACTATTGATGGTTGTGATTTGTTTTGCTGCTCTGGCAGGTCTTGGATTTGCTATCTCATTTGGAGTATATATTGTTGTAGCAGTCTTTGGTGGAAACACCACCATTACAAAAAAGATGATGAAATTCTTTGGCATCGTTCTGGGAGCTAGTTTAGTCGGCTTCTTATTCGCTGCTGATAAGTAAACGGGAATACGTTATGATTATACTGATGAGAGCAACATCATGTTCTGGCAAAGGAACTTTCATTGAAAAATACTTTGGGCATGAAAGTTCCAACCATGTTTTGTCATCTGACAACTTTCGAGAAATGCTGTGTGGAACGGTAACAGAACAAACACAGAACAAAATTGTGTTTGATACAATTAGAATGGTTCTAGAGAACCGTTTGAGAAATCGCGTACCTTTGACCATTCTTGACGCCACACATATTCGATTCAAAGACTGTCAAGACGTGGTTGATCTGTCTAAAAAGTACCATACACCTATCATGGTAATTTCGATTCAGCCACCTTCTATCGAAGAGTTGAAGTCTAGAAACTTTGATCGTATGAAAGAAACAGGGTTCATTGTACCAGAAGAGGTTCTTGAAAAGCATCATCATCGTTACACAGCTTCCATGGCCCCATTTATTAAAGAAGCAATGTACAACGAGTATTTCAAATTTACTGAAATTGACCAAGATTACAACGTGGTTCGTTTTGTTGAGGGGGTTGATAAGTGAGTAAATTTGATCTTGATGAAATGATGATTGATCACGGCAACAGAGTCAAATCAGTACGTGTTGATGTCAACAGATATAATGTGTACGCTATTGGTGACGTACATGGGTGTAATTCTGAGATGATAGAACTCGTTGAAAAATGTCTTGTTCATTGTTACAAAGAGGAAAAATTTGCAAAAATTTACTTGCTTGGTGACTTGATTGACAGAGGCCCAGATTTTTTTGAAGTTTTCTTGTCACTACAGCATACTTTTATCGAATGTATCATTGGAAATCATGAACTGAATTTCTACCTTGAACGAATGGGCAAAGAATGTCGTTCCCGTTCACGTAAAGTCTCTCATGACAAATTTGATGCATTGGAAGAACAGCATCAAGACTTTGTTATGAAGAGTATTGGTGATATGCCAAACGCAGCCATTGTAGAGCTTTTTGACGATACAGGTGATATGGATATGGTTCCTTTTCTTTTATCACATTCACCAATCAGGAATATTGAGTATATCGAAACAGATGGTGTTTACAGCACATTAAACGCACCACAATGCTGTATGCGATCAACACAAATCGACATGAATGCCTTAGATAAAACAACGAATGGTTGTGTGTTGGTTCATGGGCACCAGTCATGGAACTTTAAACCAGTTCCTGAACAGTTAGAAGATCAAGAAAAATACAACAACAAAGTAATCAATATTGATTCCGGTTGTGTGTATGGAGAAAAGCTTACAGCACTTTGCTTAAATTCACTTGAAGTGATTGAGGTACAAGCTAAAAAGGCGTATAGTACACGCCACTGAAACATTAACCAATGAGAGAAAGGTATATTATGAGTGAAAATGAAATTAAGTTGTCAGACAAAACAATCAAGACTTTCAAGAAGCTATACAGCATCAACCAAAGCTTGAGAGTTCTTGACAGCAACACCACTGTGAAGTCTATCAATGAAACAAAAACTTTGGCAGCATACGTAGAAATTGAAGAGAGTTTCCCTCGTGATTTCTGTGTGTATGATCTGGGTGAATTTATCAGTGTGTTGAGCATTGTTAATGAACCAGTGTTAGATTTCTCAAGTGATCGGTTTGTGATTGTAAAAAGCAGCGACAATTCCCAACGTTTGAAGTATATTGAAACAAGTCCTGATCTGATCACATCATACTTTGAGAATGAAATCAGTCTCAAGTCAGAAGATATTGTTATTGACGTTGATGAAAAGAGCTTGAAAGCAGTCATGAAAAGCGCAGCTACCTTGCGACTTGAATACATTGGCTTTCGCGCTGACGGTGAGAACGTATATTTCACTACATTCAATCGCCGCGTAGATAGCGACAACCAAGAAATGAACGCCTTTACAATTGAGCTTGGCCCATGTGAAGATACGTTTGATATCTTTTATCCAACAGAGATTATGACGGTTCTAGATGATGAGTGTGAATTCACATTCTCAAAAACACAGCGCATATCTCGTGTTCGTTGTGGTACTATGGAATACTGGATTGCCATGGACAAAGATTCTGAAATTCAATAATCGAGAGGGTTGATATTAATGAGACATAATGAACGCGAAACGATCTGGGTTGAAAAATTCAGACCAGATCGTGTGGAAGACGTCATTCTTCCACAAAGAATTAAGGCGCAGTTTGAAGATATTGTCAAGGGAAACGAAGTTCCTAATATGCTTTTGTACGGTGGTGCTGGTGTAGGAAAAACAACAACAGCAAAAGCATTGTGTAAGGAAGTTGATACTGATTGGTTGATTATCAATATCTCAGAGGAATCAGGTATTGATACACTGCGAACAAAGATCAGAGATTTTGCATCAACACTTTCACTGACTGGCAAAGACAAAAAGAAGTGTGTGATTCTTGATGAGTTTGATCATGCTAGTAATGCCTTACAAGCTGGCTTGCGAGGGTTCATTGAATCGTTTTCAAAGACATGTTCATTCGTTATGACGTGCAACTTTCCTAATCGAATCATTGATCCTGTTAAGTCTAGGCTTGTTTGTATAGACTTTGGTGTGACCAAAGAAGAATCAATGAAGATGCAGGCTCAGATGTTCAAACGTGTTTCTGCCATTTTAGATTTTGAGCAGATTCCTTTTGACAAGCGAGTTGTGGTTAAGCTGGTACAGAAGTTCTACCCAGACAACCGCCGTATTCTGAATCAGATTCAGCAATACTCAAAAGCGGGTGAGATTGATGAAGGCATTCTTTTAAACATCGAAGAGATGAGTATTGAGAAGCTGGTTCTGGCTATGAAGGGTAAGAAGTTTAAAGATGTTCGACAATGGTGTGCAGAGAACGCCAAGAACGATCTTACCAATACCTATACAATGCTATACGCTGAGTTGAAAAACTTTGTAGAGCCTTCGTCAGTGCCACAGGCGGTGATTACCATTGGCGACTACCAACGCTATGACAGTGTGGTTCCAGACAAAGAGATTCATATCTGCGCTTTGGCAACACAAATCATGATGGAAGTTGATTTCCTATGAGTGAGGTAAAGAGCGTTTTTGATTTTGTGAACGATATAGGCTTTACAAAAGAATACCTATATACAGAACAAACAAAATCTAAGTATGAATCGTTTCTTGTTAATCGCGCAATGAGTCAGCACCCTGATTCAATAATGTATGCTAATGAAATGAACAAGCATCCTGAATTGAATAAGCTGTTGCAACACGATTTCTACTTCTATGTACTGAGTCGAAAGAAGCGATACGGAAAATGGGCCAAGGCAGACAAAGAAGATGAGGCTGTTTTGAATCTCATTATAAAGCATTACAAGGTAAATCGAGTTCACGCAAAACAGTACCTTGAACTGATGACCGATGAAAACATCAAAGCACTAAAAAATACATATGAAGTTGGGGGATTGAAGAAATGAGTCATATTGAATCAGTGATCAATAACATGGTAGAAATTGAAGTAGATGGTGATGACGGGTTTCGAAAAGTAAAAGAAACCTTGACACGAATGGGTGTCCCTGCTAAGAATGAAAAGAAGCTGTTTCAAAGTGTTCACATTCTACATAAGCAAGGTAAATACTATCTCTGTCATTTTAAAGAACTTTATATATTAGATGGAAGAAGTTCGACATTAAGCGAGGGTGATATTGCAAGAAGAAATAGAATATCTAAGATGCTAGAAGATTGGGACTTAGTAAAGTTTGTTAAAAGCGATGACCTTATTCCAATGGGCAAGTCATCTATGGTCAAGGTTATTAAGCACAGCGAAAAAGATGAATGGACAACATCACAGAAATATGCAATCGGTGTTAAAAAGCGTAGTTGAAATATAATCAATATTGAGAGGTAGTGAAAAATGTCTAAAGGTAGCAAGAAAACTAAGAGTGATTCAGATAAGCGGTACTTTGCAGCATACAATGACACCAAACAGCGTCAGAAGCGCCTAGACCGTCATTTGCGTAAGCACCCCAACGATGGGCAGGCTAAGAAAGCAAAGCCGGTATATCGTCGCAAAAAGCCTGTGAACAAGGGTGGTTGGTTGAATCGTGAAATGGCAAACTCTGTGTACATTGGAAAGATTGCTGGTAAGGATGATAGCGCGATTAACATCCTCAACAGCCTGACCAAACAAACTCAGTTTGCAATGGCTAGGTATTCTGCTATGATTCGTGCCACACATAATAGATTCAGGTTTGAGAAAGAGGAAAAGAAAATCAATCCACTAACTGGTTATGCTGGTTGAATGCTAGAGGGGTTTAATCACCCCTATTTTTTACTTTTTACACGGAGAAGAATTGATGTCTATAGAATTGTTTAATGAGAAACAAAGACTTGCGTATGATCTTGTTACATCTGGTAAGAACGTTCATTTGGGTGGTCTTGGTGGTACAGGAAAGTCTTATGTATTGAATGTTCTTAGAGAGAATCTTGGCGAAAGAGCAGTTTTCTTAGCACCAACAGGTATCGCGGCTCTTAATATCAAAGGCGCTACAATCCACAGTACGTTTGGTATACCTATTGGTGTATGTACAGAATATCTACGTAATCAAGTGTCAAAGAAAACAAAAGAGCTTTTTGAAGATGACTTGATTAAGACAATTGTGTGTGACGAGATTTCTATGGTTCGGGCTGATGTTTTTTCTGCTATGGATCAAAAGCTTAGATTGATTAAGAGGAAGAATGTACCGTTCGGTGGTGTGCAGATCATAGCCGTTGGTGATTTTGGTCAGTTGTCACCAGTTGTTAATAATAGAGGTGGTGAAGCAGATGTATTTAATCAAGAATTTAGCTCCCCGTTTTGCTTTACCACAGATGCATGGTCTGCCGCAAACTTAACACATATCGAACTTACAGATATCATTCGACAAACGGATGCAGAGTTAATTGGTCATTTGCAAAATATACACTCTAAAGTTGATGGGTACAAAGCTAGTCTTAACTACTTCAATGATAACTGTTTGTTAGATTACAAAATGAAGAAGGGAGTTGACCCAGATGATATTGAAGATGGTGCTACATTCTTAACAACCACCAACAAAGACGCACAGGCTATCAATGAACAGGCTTACTCGTCACTTGAGGGGGTAGAGCAGGTTTATAAAGGAACCTTGTTTGGGGGCTTTAGAGAGCGTCCTGCACCAGATTATTTAGCACTGAAAGTTGGTACTAAGGTTATGATCACAGCCAATGATCAATCTTATAGAAATGGTGAGATTGGTTATGTATCAGAAATGGGCAAAACGTTCATTGAAGTAATGATTGATGAAGATACCGTACACAGAGTTATTCCCTATCGTTGGGCTGAATTTGAGTATAAGCGCAATGCAGAGGGTAATTTGTACATGGAAGAAAAAGCAAGTTATATTCAGTTCCCTATTAAGCATGGATATGCAATCACAATACATAAGAGCCAAGGATGCACACTTGAGAAAGCTATCATCAACATTCCAAGGGCATTTGCTCACGGTATGACGTATGTTGCACTTTCTAGGGTTAAGACTTTGGAAGGCATTACACTCACAACTAAGCTTTCTCCTAGTGATATCATTTTTGATAAACAAGTTGGTGAATTTTACGCTGGAAAGTTCAACAACCTACTTACATAAATAGTCTATACACAAATACTAAAATGGGGTTTCGCAATGTTAACACTAACTGAGTACGTAGAATCTGATCACTGGATCAATAAAGTTGATGAACAAATAGTTGAGATGACTGAGGGATACAGTCTAAGTTTTGATCAAAAAACATGCAAGACAGTTGTTCAGTTGTTTGATTCCGCAGATAAAATGGTGGTAGAGTGTAGTTTCGATAATTCAGAAATGGCGATTGCTCTTTTGGAAGAGTATTTTGACCTTGATGAAGGCGATCAAAATTGGAATGATAGCTATGACTGGGTAACATGTTCCAGAACAGTAATTGATGAGGCTCTTGAGTCTATTGAGAAGTACATCCAACGTAATGCTGATGAATATCAGGTTCGGATTGACCATATCGACAACGATGCATTCTTTGATGACTTGATGGGGATTGAAATTTTCTTTAATTCATCAAACAACAAGAATGACCTAAGTGCATTCATCAAAGAACTTAGTTACGATATGATGAAAACATACGGCGCTCAGTCTTATGACTTTGATGGAATGAGTTGGAAAATCGCTCTTTAAACATAACTACAAAAATTAAACCAAAGGGATGCTTGCGAGTATCCCTTTTTTTGTGGTAGAATATATAAGTTATTAAGTCTAACTAGAGGTAATATTTTGAGCGATAACATGTTTTACACATTTTACAAAAAGCGCGGTAGCAAGATTCTTCTTCGATACGTCAAAAATGGGAAGAAATACGTAACTACTATGGATGACTACAAACCAAGCTTATACTTCCCTAATCAACAAACGGATACAGATGATGAGGATGTCACCAAATCCATCTATGGCGAACCACTAAAGAAGAAAACATTTGACTCTATCAAAGATGCTGCATATTTCGGTAAAGATTACGCAGAGATGGGTGGTTCTGTTATCTATGGTAATCGCTTGTTTGAGAATCAGGCTATCATAGAGATGTTTGAGGGGCAAACGCCACAATTCAAACGTGACCAAATTGATATTGGTATTACTGACATTGAAACCGATTACGATACATTCCCAAATCCACAAGAATGTAAGTATCAGATTCAACAGATCAACATTAAGAACACTCGGGAACAAGTTCACTATTCGTTTGGTTTGAAATCCTTTGATCAATCTAAATACGCGAACATTACAAAAACGTGTAAAGTAGTTCATACTCAGTTTGATACAGAAGAGGCTATGGTAGAAGCCTATATTCGTCACGTAGAAGATAAGAAATACGACTTAACCACTGGCTGGAACAGCGAAGATTTTGATATGCCATATATCATTGAGCGCGGGCGCAAGATTCTAGGAAAGGCTATGGTGAATAGGTTATCTCCGTTCGGTTTGATCTATGAACGGGAAACCATGAACCAATGGAATAATCTTATTATCAAGTATGAGATTGTAGGGCTTCCACACCTCGACTACATGCTTGTTTATAAAAAGCATACCTACACCCCTAGAGAGAACTACAAGCTTGATACAATAGCTCAGGTAGAGGGTGTGGCGGGTAAAACAGACTTCTCACACGTTGCAGGTAGTTTGAAAGAGTTGTGGCAAGTTGATCCTGATCTTTACATTGCCTACAACATTCAGGATTGCGAAATCATTGATGATCTGGATAAGAAGCTTGGTTTGTTTGATCTGGTGTTTACGTTGGCATATACAACATTGTCAAATTATCAAGACACAATAACAACCACTAAAATGTGGGAACAGTTTATTGCCAAGCATTTGTATAACAAGAATGTTGCTCCCTTGTTCAATCAGGTAGATACACCGGTACGCGAGTTTGAAGGGGCGTTTGTACACCCTACACAAGCGGGAAAGCATGATTGGGTTGTGAGCTATGACTTACAAAGCCTGTATCCTCACATTATACAACAGGTCAACATCGGGCCTGAAACTATCGTAAATTATCGTGATCTTCCAGACGAAGTTAAAGGAATTGTTCACCCATCCAATAATGTTGAAAAGTTGTTGAATCGCCAAATCAATACAAGTGTTCTGAAAAGGTACAATCTTTCAATGGCGGCTAATGGAATATTCTATACAAAAGAGAAGCAATCATTTTTATCAGAATTAATGGAAGAAATGTATAATAACAGGGTAATGTATAAGAAGAAAAAGAAAGAAGCGGAAAATCTTCTTAAAGGTGGTGATGAGTCATATAGAGACTTAGTAAATTACTATGAAAATCAACAAATGGGAATAAAAATCCTCATCAACGCTTTGTACGGCAGTCTTGGCCAACAAAACTTCTTATACTTTATGGTTGATACCGCTGAATCAATTACTACCACTGGACAACTTGTGAACAAGTGGTGTTCGTACCAAACAAACGAATTTCTGTGTGACCTGTTTAAGAAAAAGGAAAATTATATAGTAAGTGGAGATACTGACTCGGCATATTTTTCATTATCCTCACTTGGAAATAATCTTATGAAGAAATATGATGGTGACAAAGACAAAGTAGTAACAAAAATTGACGAATTTAGTGCTATCATAGAAAAAAGACTAAAAGAACAATGTTTAGATTTAGCAGAATATTTGAACTCTTACAAACAGGCTATGCACTGGTCACGAGAAGTGATAGCTGAATCAGCCATTCTTGTTGCCAAAAAGCGTTACGTCATGAAAGTTCTTGACGATGAGGGCAACCGCTTGGTAGAAAATCCTAAGTATAAGATCATGGGAATGGAATCTGTGAAAGGCTCTACTCCGTCATGGGCCAAGTCTCTGTTGGTGGACTGTTACAAAATTGCTCTAAGTGGTAATGAAACAGACCTACACAAGATGGTTGCTAAATTTGAAAAAGAGTTTTACACTTACAAAATCGAGGACATTGCAATCCCAACAGGTGTAAACAACATTCTCAAATACGCAGATAAAGACAAAATATTTGGTAAAGGATCACCACGACAAGTCAAGGCAGCACTAATCCATAACTGGGTTATTGAAAAGTACGGGCTAAAGGTAACACCTATTGTAAAAGATGGGTCACGTATTAGAATGGTTGCACTACGTAAACCGAATCCTATCAACCAAGCTGTGATAGGATTCGAGGGAACCATGCCAACAGAATTTGGCCTTGATAAGTACGTAGACAAGCGAGAACTGTTTACAAAAGGGTTTCTTGATCCTCTGAATCTGTTTCTGGCAGTGACAGACTGGACACACGAAGAAACCAACACACTATTTTAAGGGTATAAAATGAATTTAATGTTAGGCGATTGCCTTGAGCGCATGAAAGAGATACCAGATGGCAGCGTTGACATGG